GTTTGTATTTCGAGCTCTTCAGTTGTTGCTGTACTATCAACAATTAAAGCCAATACATCGGGGTCTACTATCTTTGCCATTTTATTTTATTTTTAATATGTCCTATGGATTATAATAATTCTGGTCTAGAATCTGATTCTGTGGTAATGTTTGACTAGTATCACCTAGGGTAACTTTTTCTATTACAATCTCCACATAATCTACATGCTGGATTATGATATCAACTACTACATCACCAGCATAAGTATAAGTATATTGAGTTTGGTTACCTGTTACCGATTCCACATGATAAGGCTGTGTATCATCCCCCTCATCATATAATTCCCAATTAAGAGTTCCTGCTGTTGCAGTTAATTCTTTATCAATGTATAGAGTAGTAGCTGAATTCCCTGAGCAGTAGTATCTACCAGCATCAGCCCCCGAGGTTATCTCCAATAAATGACCTTTATAGGCATCTACTGTCCAGGTATTGGTTGTAACAAAATTCCTGCTCCCGGCTGTTGAGGATCCATCTGCTCCTGTGTCTATAGTAGCACCCCTTGTAACATAGGTTACTTCAGAAGCATTAATCAACCCTGTTAAAATATGTGAAACTTGGTCTAGGTTAATAGTTACCGTATCACCAGCTCTTACCTTTTTATATTTTATGTTTCTAGTACAACCCGTAGCATTTACTATCCAATCTACATCAGAACCGGTATCTGGGAAATATAAAGCTGAAGCATTATTCCCATCTGCAGCATTAAAATTTTGAAAATCTATCCCATTTATATTTATGGTTGAAGGAGTATTTGATCCGAAAGTAATGGCATGGTGTTCATTAGTTCCTTTGGAAAAGATCATGTTATCCAGGTACCCATCAGGATCTGTAGCAATGTTCCATGAAAAGGCCGAAGCATCTGTAGCTACAGTTGAAGTCAATATTTTTGACCCATTAAATAACCCGCCACCCCCTGTAATAATATTGCAACCAACCCAAGTACAATTTTCGGCATCCCCATTAGATAGAAATACAAATGTGCCCATATCAACAAATAAGCATCCCCCCATTACAACAGTAGCATTAGCAACCATTTCAAAATAACCAATACCATTAGCAGTAGAAGCACCTGAGAAAATTGATACGTTAATTAGAGTTACTGATGAGCCGGAGTTATTTATTTCTATTTTATTAAAAGAAGGATAGGTATGGGGGCAGTCATCTATATTTATGGCTACGTTAGCTCCACTAAATGTGACTGAAGCTCCTGAAGTCCCAAAGGATAATAAACCTTTCCAAAGAAAAGCCTTTCCGGATGCTTGAAATAACCCTAGTCTGTGCCTACCAGTATCAATAGATGTAGAACTTGTGCCAGGTGGTGTACCCCCAACATTGTAATCATTGTAACTGGCTAATTCAGAAAAAGAACCTCCGCTACCTATAATACTTAGTATTCCCCGGCCTGCTCTGATTGCATCCCCAGCAGATGGTTCACCCTTAGTAAGCTCATTAAGAGTATATGGAACATGTCCAAAGTAACGATATGATCCACCGTTTCCCCCACCTATAACACCAGTCTCTGTTGCCGTTGGGTCTATGGCTACATTGAACCATCCCCCATAAGGATTTCTACCATAGTTACTGCCACCAATCCTAAACCAATCCCAAGCACTTACACTTGAACCGATCCCAAATCGCCAACCACTGTTGGCATATGTCTGAAGATTTACACCTACAGCATAATAGCACCAAGCAAATACAACATATCCAGCAGTAAAGCTATAATTGGAACCATAATCAAAAACACATGAAATCTCCAGTCCAACAGCTTTACCTGTTGTCTGTGCGTGGCAACCTGTACCTTGGATAAAGTTATCCGTAACAACTGAAGGAGTTCCTGCTCCTGCATAAGGAGAAGCAAACTCTGTCCAGTCAGGGGCACCCTCACCATTAGTCAATGTAGTAAGATCTGTACTATAAGTTGCCATTTATTAATAGATTTACATACTCTTTGTATATTTCTTCTCCATTATGTCCTTCAGCAATTTCAATATGTGGTCTTTCTCCTAATTTTAACATTACTACTGAGTAACCTTGTTTCTTGAAAGAAGCAATTTGTCCTTTTGCTAAGTCACTTATCGGTACTCCTGGTACAAGTGTTCCACAAAATATCCTTTCATTCTTTTTGAAAAACATTACTCCACACTTATCAGGACGTAATTCAATATCAGTTGCTCCTTGAAGGAAAGCACATTCGAAGTCTTTACAGACTTGAGGATGCTTTCCGTAAATTTTACAACCATTGTCAACACAGTTAAAGCAATGTTCTCCTGCTTTTTTATTAAGCTCTGAAACAACACTTAATACACAACAAACCGTGCATTCTCCACACTCCATATTATACTAGTTTATAAAGTTAATTAATCTATTAATTATATGTTTTTGCTGCACTAGAATGCTTGTAGTAATGCGAGAAGAATACCCAATAGATATACTATATACTGCTAAAAAGGGGTATACTACTATCATGGTAGTATACCCCTTGAGGATATCTAAAAACTGGGAATCAAGAAACGTTTTGAGCCAATATACTTAGAAGAACCTTTCCACCAACTACTACCCCTTTAAATACATCAACCGCAGTACCACTAGCTGTAACGGTTGGACCAGACCCACCAGCAAAGATAAAATTTGTTCCCCAAACAATTGTCCTTGGAGTTGCCCCTTGGGTAATTACCAAAAGAACTTCTTCTCCCTCTTCCATACCTGTTACAATGGCATTAAGACTGGTTATATTAACTGAGCCAGTTATTATGCTGATAGAACTAGAGTCTGAGAAGTTTAAATTTGGAGTGGCATTCGCAAGAGTAGACCCCATTGATTTTACTGATTTTCCAATCAGATCCAATTTCATGGCTTGATTAACCGAGATATCGAAAATGTTTTCCAAGATATTTATAAAAGTTCTTCTACTCATGGCACGCTATTTAAAAAATTTATTAAGGGATTTTAGAGTTCACCAGCCTTCCGTTTATAAACTATATAAGGAGTAAATATGGCAGTATCCAAACATGCCCCGGTTACTATAAGTTTTAGCCTCAGTCCATTAAAATCTAAAGTTTCCCATAACCAAGACCCATTTACATTAGTAATTGAATCGGTAAGTATTTCTGTCCATACTTCACCAATATAGGCATTTGATTGATAAACGTCCACAGTAGCAGTAGCACTATCCCCAATACCCTGGATTGCACCTTGTAGCATAATTGAGATATCCCATTGTTCAACTAAAGCCGGCAATGTTACTGTGTTTGTAGCATCTTCACCAAGAATGGCCATTGTATCAAGGGTATTACTGTATGTAGTTCTTTCCTGGGATATCAGGTTAAAGGCCAAGAATGCAAACAGAATAATAAAAAATGATTTTTTCATGATATGATTTTTTGTGAGTTACTAAAGAAAGGGGGACCGAGGCCCCCCTTATTAAACCTCAATACTATGACAAATGGTATTAATCATCTTCAGCCAATTCAAGGAGTTCATCCACCATCTCCTCGTGCTTAAGTTTTTTAAAGGTTGTTACATCATCCTCATTGACATCATAATTTTCCTGATAAAAAGCAGTTAATTCGGCTTTGGTTTTTTCTTCAAGATCCTCTTTCATAGAAGGAAGTGATGGAACATCTTGAGCAACCTCAGTTGATTTCACCTTACCGGTCAATTTCTTTTGATAATTTTCAAACTCCTTATCAGAAGCTTTTTCAAGATGACCCCCCTGTAATGCGGTTTTAATTTTTTGGGATCTCCTATGCTGAACAGTTTCAAGTTCTTTAACTTGCCCTTTGTGGATATTGAACTTAGACCAAGGGTCAGCAAACCCAAAAGCCTTTTCTCCTAATTTTACAAATCTTCTCGCTTTAGCCATATCTATTTAAATTAATTTAATACTAATAGTCAAACCCTAGTCTAGGAGTAAGACCCAGACTAGAGTAAGACGGATTAGTATTAGTCGATGGTTACGTTCTGATAAGGATCGACATCCATTTCGTCTGGCAATGGAGCTGCAACAAGAGTCGTAGACCTGTCGATTACCAAAGCGGCATCTGTGAAGAGCTTTGCAAAACCAGTTTGCAGAGTTACATAGAAGGCTTCAGTTTGATTGGATACAATCCTTTCAGATTCTACCTTCAAAGGCCAACCATTAAATTTAACTATGGAGGAGGAGGGATCTAGGATAATGGCCTGATCATCCGGAATATTCCCATGTACATAGAAATTGGTTGATTGGGGGATTGGAGATTTCAAAACCAAATTCTCCCGAGGCATTCCAGTTACAGGAGTTTTAAATTCAGTTAAATCCAGGGTATCGATGGCTATGGCTTCTCCACCGATAAGGGTATTGGGAACCCTACCCATACGTCCCATTCTAACCCAAATGGTCAGGAGATCCTTATAGGTAAGACTGGTACCGTTAGCAGTTCCAACTACAGGGGCAGATTCTGAACCATCAGTCTGCTCACCATTGAGGATACAGTCAATGGCCAATACATCTGTAGCATGACCGAGTTTGATACCGAAGTCACGCATGAAAATGGAGACCAGGTTAAGAGAGGCATAATAAACCACCTCATCAGTAAGTTTAATACCCCTACCAATTTTGTAGATACGGAATTCTTTCGATCCGTAAGAAACAGTTCCCAGGGGAATGGTTTCTCCTTCACCCACATACCTGGGGGTTGCATCTGACATATTGATATGAGGCATCACTTGCTTGAGTCCCCTCATCTGCTCCTCAGCTGCAATGATATTGGGATAAATAGGAGTAGCTCTATATCCCAAAAGAAGAGCTGTCCGGAAAATTTCGGGTATGATCCACCGCACGTCCATTTCTGGTACAGTGACCAAATTTTGTATACTATCTGTTCTTGGGTCAATACCCAGGTCAGTTAGGAATTGCTCCATAGAGACTTGATGCTTCTCCTGAAGAACCTCTTCGAAAGAAACATCTCTTGGGTTATCCTTATGTGAACGGATAGCTTCTGCTGCCTTTACCGCATCCTGAATTTGGCCCTTAAATTGGCTAACATCATATTTATTGAGATCCATGATATAAAAGTATTTTTGGTTTTTACTTATGGTTAAAAAGGCACTGGTCTAGTGATTACAGCACAGCAAGTCTTACAATATCGCCATCATCACCGCCCTCGAGAGCCCAACCAAGTTGGTTAGTAGGCCCAACTGTATCATCATCGATCAGGACATACCCGGTAGTTCCGTTGTATACAGCAGCAGACCCAATACGAACTGGGCCAGCAGCAAGAGAATCAGTTTCGCATTCTACGAATAGAAGAGCGAAAGCTTTCATCATTACTGTTACCAATTCACCGGCTAGGCCATCGTGCATTGAAAACCCAATGATCTGCTGAGTGGTTGAACTTGTAGCAGCTGGTTGGACTTGTTCATCTGCAACAATAATTACTGGTTGGCCCTTCTTAACCTCTTGACCAGCTTCGACCTCAAATTCATGAAAGAGTTTGTGACTCTCAGTTTTAAGGACAATTGTCTTTGTGTCGGCTCCAAATAGATATGGCATGACTTATCAGTTTTAAAGTTATATATATTATTTACTTATAAATCTACAGGTATTGTAAATCTTATTTAGCCTCAGGGGCTTTCATCCAAGAAGGGAGTTTTACATCTACTCCCGTAAATTTGGAGATTACATCCTGGTTGGTCTTCTTCTTTTTGTTCTTTTCCTCTTGTGAAGGATCAGCAGAAGCACGTGTCACATCATGAGAACCACAGGCAGTACAGGTAAAGTTAAATTCCTTCTCGGTGGCATTATCATATTGCTTGTGAAGCGATTTTAGAGTTTTGTAGTCAGCACCTTCGATGACTGCAAGAATATTGACGTCCTCTTTGCCTTCCTCTATGGTTAACCCATAAAGTCTTTTGGTATCTGCCCTGAGCTCGTCAACAGCAATTTTACCAGTTTCTGCCAATTGGATTTTGGCAGCCAGGTCCTCGGGGACTCCTTCTTTAAACTCCCTGAGTGTAGTGACCTCTGCTTCGATGGCTTCTACACCACTCAAGTCAAGGACTACAACTGGAGCATCAGCTGTCTCAGCTTTTGCTTTAAGAGCGGCAAAGTCAATTTCACCGAGTTCTTCCTGGACATTTTCTTCAGTTAAAGAATCGGTTTCCAAACCAAAGAATGTTTCAAGAAATCTAAGTAACTCTTCCATGTTTTCTAAATTTTGTACGTTATTATTATCTATATGTGTTAAAGAAGTTCCAGAGGTATTAATAATAACCTCATCCATTTCCCCGGGTTCTAAATTTTTCCAATCCCAAGCATAATGATTAATGGTCTGATCTGCCAATGGATAACGATCTGCTGCATAAGCCGGATTAGCAATTTTACCCTTATTATCAACCTTCTGAGCAAATGGGTCAGCTCCATGTGAAACAAGAGAGGTTTCATGATAAGCTTTTACTTCAGTTGCAATTTTCTGAACCAACTTACCTTTTTCATCAAATGACCCTAACTTGGAAAAGAATTCCTGATCATCCATTTTAGGATGGGATTTTGTCCAAGCAAAATTAACGGTTACTGAATTCGAATGTATTGAAGGTGGGTCCATCATAATACCCCTGGCAATTCTAGGGTTAGATTTACCATCTATCTTTAATACGGCATTGAATCCCGCTGGTACTTTTATTCCATTAGCAGTATAGGCATTCTGCCATTCAACTGATTTTACTGACCCAATGGCATTCCCTACTGCCATCTCATGATCAATATTAATAGTCTGCCCAACCATCTTATACATACTTTTCTTTAATACATCTACCGGAAAGTATATGGGATTAAATTGGGCATGTACAGTTACATTAGAAAGCATCCTAAATACAGGCTCTACAAATTCAGCATCATTCGGTGCTAAATCTTCAGCCGTTACTTCAGGATAATATGTGGAATAATTAGGTGTAGCACGATCAAACAAACCGAACTGACCAACATCTTGTGGTTCGGCTTCTATTTTGGAACTAATCTGAGACATCTTAATTGACTCAGGTTTATGCGACATAATCAAAGCATGACCTGAATTAAGTATAACAGATTCGTTGAAGGATTCAGTGAATAATTTTGGCTTTGCCATAATATCGGTTTATAGCTTATATAGTAATAGAGAGTGGTATTGTTATTGTTTATTATACCAATCTAGGAATTCGTTAAGAAGAGTTTCAGGATAATCCCTTAATATATCACTAGTAGATTTTGATTCCCCCTTCTTAGGTTGACTCTTTTTCTTATCCCTAGTCTTCTTATCAGACTTATCATTTTGATCTTGTCTTTTTTCTTTTTCTGCTCCAGTATCATTTAATGGACCACGTGGTTCTGAAGCATCTGGTTTATCATATCCCAATTCATTGGCAAATTGTTGCATACCTATAACCCCACCCATATATTTATTAAAGGAATTCCTAATCTTATATTCTTGAGCTTGCTGAAATTTAAGGTCATCGGTAATGGTAGAAGCTTCAAATTCCACATTAAGGTTATTAAAGATGAAACCTGCCAATCTCAATTCAAGCATATATCCATGCTTAAGGTTTGCAGCTACCAGCTTTTGTACATTCTGAAGCTGAGAGAGCATTTTAGTGAATATGATATTTATACCGGTTTCAGAACCTTCCCCACTAACTCCCAAAAATTCAGATGCCATCTTCAAACCATTAGCAACCTGAACCTCGTTCATATTATATATTTCAGAAACTCCGTTCAGGTTTTTAGTTGTTGCATTAAAATCGAACTCATGATCCTCATTGTAACCAACAACTACCCCTTCTGTAATCCCTTCCAATATATTATCCTTAGCAGTACTCAATAAAGCTTCCAATCGAGTTTTATATGCCTCATCTGATTCACCTTGGGTTTGCCCTGGTTTTTCCATGAGGAGTTGAGCGAATCCAAGTAAACCAACCTGCTTCATTATAAAGCGGATGTTTTTATCCATCTCGGCTTGTGTGGTAAGGGCATTCATTGCAGCTAGGTATGGAGGTATACCATAGGGAATATCGGTATCACCATTTAACCCAAAGTATTTATAGGTATTAATGTTAAGCTTGACATATTTTTCTCCCACGATAGTTCCCGTTAGGTAATTTTGTAATTGATATGGGAAAAACCTGAGTTTCTTTTTATTCCATTGAAAACGGATGGTTTCTGGGTTAACCAATGCCACATGTTCTATACCCCTTTTATCATTAGCTACAATCCATTCATTAGATAATGCTCCACCAATCCAAATCTGGGCAATCATCTTATTAATTAATCCATGCATTCCAGTAACACCATCTCCCCATTTCTCCTGTTTAGCTTCTAGGTGTAACTTCATTTTTTTCTGATCATCGGGAGACACGGAAGGATCAAAATTAATTTTATGTCCAGTATTAGTGAGCTGAACCATATCATTTACTGCTACTCCTACATCAGGATTAATCCAAGATAGCTTACGTATAATAGGAATATACTCTGCAATATAACCAGGAGTGATAAAGGTCATCTTGGATCTGATGTCAACATAAGTATCCCCATTATCAAAAGTAGGTCTACTTGATCTACCGGGTGGTACTGTAACTCTTGAGGGGCGTTCAATAACAGGAACTGCCATCTTTGTTTTACCCCATGTTAAAGGATTATACCATTTCATAATCTTATATTTTAGACTGGTGCGACCACCGTAGTAGTCACTTTTCCTTTTCGAATGAAATTAGTTATACTTTCTGCTAGTATTGAATCATCAGTATAGGTATTCTCATCATCTAGAATATCTTCATCTTCCGATCCTCTAGTGCCTTTCCCCATTGCCATAGGCCTATTTCTCTCATCATATATAAAAGTATAGGCTTCTTGGACAAAAAATTTATTACTTATGATGACGTTATCATTCCTAACATCTTCTTCTAATTCATCAATAATAATAGGCCTAGTTCTTTTATCGGTATACCAACCAGGAGCTTTATTCTTTTTAGGTCTCTTCTCTCCCTTTTCTTTTAAGAACCTAGTTGTATAAAATAAATTAGGATAACCATGTTCCTGTATCTTAGTTGTAACTGAAAGCCCGATATCATTACTTTCTGGAGCAAGAAGAGCCTGATTGTATTTGGTTCCATATTCCATTAATAAATCAGCAAACTGAGCTACAGGTATCTTTCCTTTGAAATATGCTACTTCTTCTCCTCCTCGGGTCATAATAGAAAAGGCAGAGTAGTCCCGACTTCTACCAGTGGCAATGTCAGCTCCAATATAATATTTCTCCCCTTTTATCGGAAGCTTTATTTCTGCAAGGCTTCCGCCCATTCTAATCTTATGAAAATCTAATTCAGAAATACTGTCCTCAATTGCTTTGATGTCGGTGAGGTCGAAAACACTATTTCCTGAGGTAAGAAAGTCACCGTCAATTTCTTGCGCTGTTCTTCTAGGGCCAAGAGCGCTTGACATAACTCTATACCATTCGTCGTCTCTTTCTGGATGCATTTTCCAGTATAATCTAATGGGAAAGAATTCATTACCTCCAGCCACGGAGTCGACCCATTGTTTGTGATAAAAATTACCAACTCCATAAGGGGTAGAATTTAAGATAGCTGACCCACCAGTAGAGAGGGTAGGGAGAGCAGCTGCCCAGATTTGGGTGGCCCAACGAACGATAGCCGCTTCATCGATAACGAGTAAGGAAACTGCTTCAGATCTACCGGCGTCTTCTGTAGTCGGTATAGAGGTAATAGTACTTCCATTGGAGAATTCAATCTCCGTTCCTGTTCCGATTTCTGTTGGTCTGCCATTTACTACTTTTATTTTTAGGAAGGTCGGAAGGTTACGATACATATATTTAATACGTCGTAATACCCTCTTAGCAACCCGGTCCTTAATAGAAATGATCTGAATGTTCTTATTAGGATGAAACATTGCAAACCATAAACAATACATAGATATTAACTCGGTTAATCCAGCCTGTCTAAACTTTAAAACAATATTAAATCGGTTCTTTAAAAAATGGTAGAGAACCGACTTTTGGTAGTTGTAAAGGTCAAACTGAATTTTTCCTTGTACAGGGTGTATTACATAGATAAAGGTAGCAAATAAGTAAGGGTCTCTTGAGCATCCCTCAAGTATCTTAAATTGCTCTGCTGTTATCCCTCTACCTGTCTCGAGTTCTATTCTTGCCATAAAGTTTGTATTCTAGTCCTAGCCTGAAAATTGAGGTCTCTGGGGTTCTCATATTAATGTGGCTATCCGTAAATAGCCTGACCTTATTAAAGGACATTTCTCCCCGGGCTGATACCATCGGACTTAGGTTCGTGATATCAACGCCACCCCCAACAAAGAACTGAATAAATGAGTCCTCAATTGGGGGCGGCTTGGTAGGGTGTCTGGTTAAATTGGAATTGTAATTCCAGTTATATTTAAACCAATTCAAATCTAGTGGCCAACTTCTCTCAACTACTTGACCAGTGATTTGCAGTAATGCCAACGATAAACTGTCACGGCCCAGAACCATGGCTATAAGTTTAGGATTCGTTGGGTATTGCTTTATATAATTTTCGTGTAAGGCTATTGTTTGTTTATACCCTTCTATTAACAATTCCTGATCGAATATCATCCATTCAAGGTCCTTGATAGCTGTAGAATCTATCTCATATATTTTAATGGTTTGAGGAGGGGTGAGGATCTTTTTGTATTTGATGACCTCATAAGGTATGTCTACATACACAGTATCTGTTACGTATTCATAATTAACTACAGTTTCCTGAGGAGGATCTTTTCTGAAGAAGATGTCCCAAACAATTAGTCCTATGATAGCAAGGATAAGTAGGATAATGAATGTATTTTTCATAATAATAATAGGATGCCCTAGAGGGGGGATATTAAAAATATATATACGTATTATTTTTAATAATAATACTATATATTTTTATCCACCCGTGGCGCCCTTAATTTAAACAAAGGATTAAGGTTTAGGCTTACGAGGACCAGTAGAGGATTTCTTCTTATTCACAGTCTTTTTAGGGGGAGAAACCTTGTCGACTGCAGCGGCCACTTCTGGGATATCAATCCCTTTCTTGCCATTGTATAACTCTTTCTGTAATTCCTTCAAAGCTTTAATTAAAGGAGGGTAAGGAAATGGGTCCGACTTATCCTTTCTTACAGTATTATGAGTCCAAAGGCCAGGAGAATGGTTATCCAGTACGGATTGGTTAAATTCAAAGATACTATCAACATCATTGGCAAATACAAGGCTTGGGAAATCTAAGGTACTTCTACCGAGAAGCCATTTTAAAGACTCTAATTGATCATCAGTATATAGGTGCCAATGTTCATGTCCTTTCCATGGTTTAGTAAAAGTGTATACTTCAGATGGGTTGATGACAGTATATCGTATCTTATTTGGCCACAAAGGGTAAAAGCGATACTCACCGTCCACGAAACGAAGAGGACCTGCTGATACGAGCTCGACATTGATACTATGTTTCTCATGCCAATTATCATCTCCTCTAACCCCTAAGTGGAAAGCCCAGTATTTGGGGTTAAAACATTCATAGATCGTACCATCACGATCAATTATATATGGAGTACCTACACGATCAGGAGTTGAATTCCACCAGCGCCATGCACCCATGGCAGTAGTGCCTACTGTGTGGTGGAGAAAAGCCGATATCTTTTCATGAATCGAACTTAAATATTGACCATTAGTTAGGTGTTTCTTTACTAAATCCATGGCTGTACCTTTTTTAGTTGTTTATAGAACCACCTCGCAATTTCGTAAGGTGGAGTTTTTGTAATCGTAGTTCTTCCTTTATTGATAGAGAAAGTTTCACGGTTAGGATCCATGTATAATTTAAATTTGTCTGGAACTCCTTGGATCCTAGCGAGCTCCCGCGGAGTAAGTTGTAAACCTTTATGATTATATTGACGGTTCGCTTTACGAGCAACAGCCGGAAAATCATTAGCCAAGTTCCTATATACCCCTGGTGCTGTTGTAAACTTTCTGTCATTGACTGGCCATCTTTTGAGATCTGGGTTTTCTAACCAGAATTTTTGTATTTGTTTTAAGGTTAATTTTTTACCTGAATAGATGGTGATGAAGTCCGATATGGGTTCTCTTATATTACCAATATCTATATCCTCATGTTTCAGCCCTTTCGTTAATTCTTTACAAGTTTTAAGCTCATTAACCTTATATACATTAGAAAAGTGGTATTGTGCTTTCAATAGGTGCTTTCCAAAATGTTCTTTTTTTAAACCAATGAGGACCAGTCTTTTTCTATTCTTTTGTGAGTTACCCCAAGCATTACAGGATAAATCATGAAAGATTAACTCATACTCAGGTAATGTTTTTTCCCATACTGATTTAGGGACCATTTCCAATGATTTAGGTAAATTCTCCATCATAAATACCTTAGGCTTAAAATACCCAAGACTTATCATGTATAATTCGAAACTCTCATCCTTCATGGGATCTGAAGTCTTTTTAGCCCTACTATATGCTAACATGGAACTATGGCCACAATTGGGAGCTCCAACTATAACATCCGGGAAATCGAAGTTAACCATATTACTACCATCAGTTTCTAGCCGTATGCCATCAAAATTTAATTTCCATTGTATATCATAAGGGGTTTTAAATACAGAACGTATCTCTATATTACCTATCAGATGTTTTCTCATTGGATACAGAATAACTCCGTTTCCCCCATTGACTCCAAGTATCTTCATGGTTATAAATAATTTAGTCTTGCTATCTACCAACAATACTATTAAAAATAAAACACATGGAACAAGATATAGAAGATTATTTAATGGGCTTAACCAATATGCTTAATGGACAATTAAGAGGAGCCATTAACTTAAAGGCTCGTGAAGAGAATAAGGAATTGATTATGTTAACCTTTCGTGATGTTTTTGATACAGGTAAAGAATTAGGTGAAAAACTCATTACTGAGAAATATCAACTCGAACAACTTAAAAAAGAACTCAAGGATGAAGATTGAAGATATATGGATTCAATTCTACCGTGAAACCGGAGACCTAACTCCTATGGAAGGACGACCAACCAAATATGGAGTTGCAACAGAAAAGGCCTATATTATATGGTTACAAGATAAACTCTTAGAAGAATGGAACAAGAAGAACTAATACACCGCAGATTAGTATGTGATACTTCAACCTTTTTTGAAGAACTCCGTGGATTAGGATTTATAGAGATACCAGGTGAATATGGTAGTGGGTTGAAGAGAATAAGGAAATTCCAAAAGGGAAATAAATTTGTACATAATACTTTCGAGAATATGAAACTCTTCACTAAAGATAGTGAGGGTAAAGAGGTCATTTCACATGAAGGAAAGACTGTACATGATGATTTACTTAAGTTCTTTGCAACTAGAGACCCCATACCGCCTCCTTTGTAGTTCTCTTTATCTTGGATAATTTTTCGATCCCGAACCGATACCGTGCTGGGAAGAGATATATACGGGAAGCCTCCACTAGTATCTAGATGTATTGGTTATATAGTTTTATACTATTAATATATAAATATCTTGCTAGTAACGGGGCTATTTACTGCTATTTTTCTAACTTTAAACCTATATTACAATGTTTAAACATAGCAAAGACTATAAAGCAAGTTACTTTAAATCACTCGATTTTAATAAGGACAGAGATGGGTGTGCTATTTGGCTTGTTCGTGTAACTGCCATTGTTATCTTGGCAGCAGCAATTATCACTATCATACTAATAATTACATAATATGGAAACCTTTATGATTGTTTTACTCATCCTTCTTCTCCAAGTTATCTTGGATGCAGTGGGAGATGGATTTCGTGCTCGTGGTTGGCAGAAGATCCACCACTTTATGGAGACCATACAAATTGCCATTTGGCTTGGCATAGCTTATGCCATATGGAGAGAATGGCTGGATTTCCAACTCTACTATGTTTGGATGTATGTCCTAGGACGTATTTGGTTATTCGACTTTGTCATAAATCCAATCTTAAAGGAAAAGTTGCTTTATATAAGTAAATCCTCTTTCGATGGGGTAATCTATTACTGGATTTCCCGAGATGGTAATCCCAATAAGGAAAGACGATGGCCAGTTACCAATACCGCCTTAATTTTTAAATTCCTGGCTTTCGTATGGTGGGTAGCTTGGTTCTTTTCAAATAGAGATGCAATTGCTTTATACTTCGGACGATGATAAATCAACAACGTAACAGTTCACCTTGGCCCATGCGGATATTCTTAACCGTGGTCGTAGTTCTAATGGTACTCTTCTCCACTCTTTGCTCCTGTACTTCTACCATGGTTATGCCAGATAATTGTAAACCCCCTAAGAAAAAAGAATATCAAATGATTGAGCCAGATAATCCCATGGCGAATAGAGACGAACCCTATAAAATCAAGAAACAATGATAGAACATATCTGGACCTTTTGGTTTAGAAGCAACGGAGTAGATGTCATCATGTGGGGGATTGCCCTTTACATGAGCATCCGATATGGATTCATTAACTATAACAAGAAACCCAGAACTGAGACTCAAGGTTGGCTATTTGTCTTCTTCCTATCCTTCTATGGGGTATTCCTAATAGTAAGACTGGGTTCCATGAAGTGGATCATGTTTCAATTAGTTG